CGGGAAGTATCTCGGGGGGCACAGTTGCCCACCGAGATTCTGATTAAACATCAGCAATACGTCGACTCGACCTCAAAAAGGGCGGGTTGGCGTACTCTCGTTGCAATAGACTACTACATGACCATGACAGATGGGATAATCTCCCCTCTGCGTTTGCAATTGACCTATGCGCGTCCTACGGACCCACTGGTTACGGCAGCCATCGAGACGGCCATGGCGGCCATCTTGGTGAACCTGATCCACGGAACAACTAACACTAGTGGCTTGGATCTCCATTCGGTGATCCTCTCCACCCGGTCGCAGTAGTTCCTGTTAGTAGTAAGCTCACTGCCTTATGCTTACTATCTAGGGATTAAACCCTAGAATAGTACGGCTAAGCGCAAAACCCAGAAGTTAGTATATACTAAAGTTATGAGTTCTAATCGCAATAAACCGTACTATCAAGCTCTGCTAGAGCAGACGTATGCCCTATCTGTTAAAGGATATGGTATGCGTATGTTCCAAAAGACTTGGCCTGCTCTGAAAAGAGTAGACTTTAAGTCCCGCATTGCTGGATTCATTGTAGTCCCAATGTCAGCCATCTCAGTGTCGGACCTCTTATTAATTAAGAGGCACCCACTCTATGGTGGTCTAGCATTGTCAATAAGGTCAGAGTATATCTCTGTTGTCGTTGGGAATTTGCGGGTGACGGAAGTCACCAGCCTCCCTGACGGCAGCGTGATAGATACACCACTCGTTTCTGACGTGGTGCCTCTGGCTATATTAGGTAAGGTCATCCCATACAGCATGGAAATGCTGTATGTGGATGATCGTCGCGCACTCGAATCATACTCCCAGGCATGCACATTGAGAGATGTGTTACCATTCAATGGTCATGGGGGTGTGAATTGAGAGTCACTAAGGCAGACGGGCCAAAGGCGATAAGCCTTTATGCGGGGGAAATCTCCGCCATATATGTTACTAATACATACAAGTGCCTGCTAGCAGACATTCGTGAGTTGTCAGGCGTGCCACTTGGCGCTCCCGATGACATATCGTATGATTGGGTCCTTATAGAAGGTCCTAAACTAGACAAACAGTTGCTGAAGTTCCTCGAAGGAGTGGGCACCCTGCCCATTGTCCCCGAGTGGTTAAAACCACTCTTGGATATCTTCCTGTCCTCAATGGACGGTAAGTACCTTAGGTGGATTAGGCAACTGCTCTTGTTCTGCTATAAGATTGAGACTGAACCCACAAATGAACAAATCCGAGAAGCGCAAGCTTCTTTCGAAAGTGTTGAGGACGACGTTGCTAATTGGGAAGGTCATTATAGGCCTTCTCAGGGAGCTCCGTTTTACTCGCACGCCCAGAAAGTAGTCGGTCGTGTGATTCACAAGATCGACTGGAGTAGTATTATCCCATCTCACGGGCCGGGGGCAGTTTATCCCTCGGTTGATCCCAGTGAGAAATCGGATTTTACTACCATCTATGCAACAATCGAACCGCACTATGGCTTCGCTGATTTCATGTGCTGCCTCCCCAGTTTCTGGGAAGAGGCAGTCATGAGTCAGCAATTCCGTATTGAGGAACGTGACACTATTGAGTGTCGCCTGATTGCAGTCCCGAAAGACTCCAGGGGTCCACGCTTAATATGCGTGCATCCTAAAGAGGCAATCTGGATTCAGCAGGGTTGTCGCAGATTGTTAGAGCGAGCGATAATGTCCAAACGCTCCCCATGTCACGGAAGGATAACCTTCAATGACCAAGGAACAAATGGCCGTTTAGCTCTTCAGTCCTCAATAGATCGTGAGTATGTAACTCTCGATCTAAAGGAGGCCAGCGACCGCATTAGTCCTCTCTTAGTAAGGTCCCTATTCGGGGACTTTGCCTATGAGAAGATTTCTTGTAGTCGAGCTCAGACAGTCCGCTTATTAGATGAGCGTGTCATTCCGCTTAGAAAATGGGCTCCTATGGGAAACGCATTAACGTTTCCCGTCCAGAGCCTTATCTTCTATGCGTTAGTTCAGTCTGGCATACTATGTCGCTATGGGGTAACCTGTAACGATATTTATGTCTTCGG